GGTGTGGGTGCCTAATGGAGGTGATTGGAAAGATTTAACTGCATATTTTCCTTTAGAACGCTTTGCAAATGTTCCAGCACGGTTGACATACAAGCGGAGAGATGGGACTTGCATAAGTTCCAAGTTGATGATGGAAGTAGGTCCAGTAGTAACATACGCAGCCGAATTTTTTGGAGCGAAGTACAACCTTACATTCGAAACATTTGAAGGATTATGCATTGCCCCATTGATTACTGAGACGCGCGGACCTTTAATTGGAGGATTCCATCTTGGAGGAAAGAACGGAGAAACCCGTGGGTGTAGCGGCCTTGTACTAAAAGGTGAATTTGACAATGCTTTTGAAAAGTTAAAGGCAACTCATGGTGTTGTGGTATCTAAAAGTTCAGGAACAATTCCTAAAGAGCTATATGATATTCAATTTTATGAGGGAGCTGATGTTCATCCTAAGAGTCCAATAAATTACTTACCAGAAGGCACGAATTGCAAGTATTATGGTCAGGTTATTGGACGTGCAACATATCATTCTACGGTAGAACCGACGGTAATTTCGCAATACGTGGAGGACGTATGTGGAATACCACAACAGTGGGCAGGACCAAAATTCAGAAAAGGCTGGCCTTGGCAGGCATCTTTGCAATATTCTGCAAAACCATCATGTGGTATTGAAGGATCTTTGCTGGATCGAGCAGCGGCCGATTATCTGGAAGGTTTATTGCAGGAAATGGATAGGATGCCAAAGTTGAAATTAGGTGTGAGACCATTGACAGAAATGGAGACGGTGTGTGGAATTGATGGATTAAGATTCATTGATAAAATGCCGCCTACTACGTCAGTTGGATATCCTTTATCCGGACCTAAATCTAATTTTTTAACACTATTGGACCCTACAGACCATCCATCCCATCAATGTCCAGCCGTTTTGGACCAACGTTTTTGGGATCATGCTTATGATATGGAGGAGCTATACTTGAAAGGTGAGAGAGCTTATCCAATATTTAAAGCATGTCTAAAAGATGAACCCACTAAGATGACGAAGGACAAGGTCAGAGTATTTCAGGGAGCACCTATAGCTTTACAACTATTAGTGCGAAAGTATTATCTCCCTGTAGCTCGTATATTGTCCATATTGCCTTTCACTTCAGAATGTGCAGTCGGTGTCAATGCACAGGGTCCCGAATGGGATCAATTGGCACGACACGTTATGCGTTTTGGCAAAGACCGCATACTTGCTGGAGATTACAGTAAGTATGATTTACGCATGCCAGCACAAGTGATGTTCGTATCATTTCGAATTATGATGGATATAGCGCGAGAGTGCGGATATACTGATCGAGATTTGAAAGTTATGGAAGGGATTGCCACAGATATATGCTATCCATTGATGGCATATAATGGCGATCTGATACAACATTATGGTTCTAATCCTTCTGGGCAGAATTTGACTGTGTATGTCAATTCCATTGTGAATGCGTTATTGTTTCGTTGTGCATATTATCATATCACACGAGAACGTGAGGATGTGCCTGAATTTCGTAAGGTATGTTCACTCATTACATATGGAGACGACGCCAAGAGCTCAGTTCATGAGGCATTCCCTGAATTTAATCACATATCAGTAGCACAGTTCTTGGAAGAGCATGATATGAAATTCACAATGCCAGATAAGGAATCAGAACCAACACCTTATATGAAAGATGAGGAGGCAGATCTGCTCAAACGAGCGAACGTATATTGCGAGGACACAG